GCTAAGAACCCATGCCAGCTCTTCACAGAACTGGTGTCCACCCGATCTTGATGTCGACGGATCGAGGACGTCCAGAACGCTCTAAATGTTCGCTATCTTCACCTGGCAAAGTGAAGAGTGCTCTCCAACCATCCCCAAAGGAACGGTGTTCGAGCATAAGCAAACATTTAAGTAAAGCAGACATATCACGTGCCGGGTTAACCGGAACGCGAGCCCTAACAACAGCTCCCCTAACCAGGGGGATCTGCAGATTCGGGTCCATCTTCTCCCCTGAAAGAGGGAGAAACGTACGTCTGCCCAGGGTAGGAGAATTCTCACCGACACACGGAAATGGGATAATCTTTTCGATTATCTTATCCATGGCGGCTGCGGTTCTCCAGAGACCTCTTAGGAAAAAGAGGTTTCTGGATTCCACGAGAGAAATTAGCTCCTGAGCATCCTTCCGCGAGGTAGGGAGTACTCGACGAAAGCGGACAATAGAAACGTCCACTCCATCATAGTATTCCTTTCCACAAGACTCTCTGAACTTGCCAGTCCAGAAAGACTTGTTGAGGTTAACTTTCATCCCGAAGGACTCAAGCTCCTCACTCACAGAGCGCGCATATTCTACGGGGACAACGATATCGTCTCCGTAGACACGCACCTTGCCCCGGAAGCTGTTTAAAAGCTTCCGAGAAATAGGTTGTTTGAGCTCTTTAGCTATCCGACCGAAAATTATGGTAAGAAAAACCATTGCTTCGATCGGAAAGCATAGAGCCGAACCCATAGACGCGAACTTGGCCAAACGGATAACTCCGTGACCAGGTACGTCAGCCGATCGTGAGCGACAAGCTTGGATAGCCCCTGCAAACCAGGGCCACTGAGCTGTCATCTCACGAACTAACTGATTGGAAACACGATCGGAAGCATCACTAAGATCTAGTGTTGCGAGGGCGCCCGTAAGGGAACCTTCCCGTGCCATATCCTGATTAAAGGACTGGTCACGGAAACCGATAAAGGAGGAGAGGAGGTTATCTCTCTCAAGCTCCCTAACAAGAGCTATTGCTACTGCCTGCTGCGAGTATTGCATCGCAGTTGGTTCAATAGCAATAATTCTCGGTGTTTTCAACGTTTTAGGTACCAGAATTACTCTGACAGGTAATTCGGCACCGGGTTTGAGCAGTTCGACATGGTCCAATTGGCTGTAATAACGCCAATTGGGCAGGAGATACTCCCCCGAAGGGAAATACTCCTCAAGCCTTTGAGACCACTTTTGCAGGCCAAACTTCGCGTTTCCACGAAGTCGATCTGCAGTGGCCCCAGGACCATGCTTTGGAAGAAGCCTCCCGTCGTAGATCGCCTTATCGACGATCGATACGGGAGACGACCAAAGTACAGATGACACTTTCCGGAATTCGGAAAGAGAGTAATCACTTCTGATTCTCCTGTCATTGTCTCGGACGACTCGCTCGCAATCAATATAACCTTCAATGGCGGCCGCATTCCTACGATCACTCGTAGGAAGCAGAATTTTTGCCATAGACAGCGTAAGCTGTCGAATAGCAAAGATTGCATCCGTTGAAGGGGACGCGAGCAAACAACCAGTACCACGGTCGAACACAAGATCGAGGAAACCTCCGAATAAAAGAGGGGACCTGCCCTTCCAATGAAAACCTTGGAAGAGACTGCGATCCAAGATCCCGGAGTCTAGACTTTTTTGGAAGTCAGACCCAAAGATCGGGAGGGTTATCGTCAAAAATGATAACCCCTCATGTTCGATCCGACCCAAGACTGTTTTAAGGTCTTGGGTGGTGCTAACGCGACACCAGTCCCCAAGTTCAATCAGGGACTCACGCCAGAGCAACGTAAGGCTTTTCACCTTTCCCTCCTAACAGAGGTGTAAAGGATCCATAGCCACAGCGTTGCCGACCTGAATGAGCTAAACCGCCAGGTACTAAGAGGAAGAGATTTTACTTCTTTCTCTTACGGTGTTTAGCACCTTTCCCATTTTGGTACAGCCCCCTTACAGAGGCTATACCAAGGAGAGGAGCTAACCCAAGCACGACGAAAGTCGTCACGCTTGGGTCAACACCTAGTACGAAGTGAAAAATGAGAATACCCCTTTCGAGGTTAATTCTCACCACCCAAAAGCTGGGTGACCTTCGCACCAGTACTAGCTGTGAGATACGCGATGAGCGCATCGCACAGAGCCTTTTCCTGAGCCGTTGTGAATCCAGACGGAGGCACGTCAGCCACGAGATAAACACTCATGGACGCGACGATGTTCTGCGCTGGAACCAACGGGTCAGTGACAGGCGCGGTGTAATCGTACCGGACCAGATGCCTGTTTCGCTTACCATACTGGTGCGAAACAGAAAACTGGTAAAGGCCATCAGATGACTTCCACTTACCACTTCCGTCTCCGGACGAGGTGCGAGGAAGGTTCTGAGAGCTTCCGGCAAGATTATTAATAGCTGTTGGATCAGCGAATGCCATGGCATTGCTCCTTAGTGTCGCCGGGTTCAACACCCGGTGGGCTAGGCGAGTGAAGGATTTCCACTCGTCATGGTTTGAATAAATGGAAAAATCAACCTTCCATTTATTCACAGCAGTAGGACTAAACCTAATGCTGCCAAAATCGCGATCTGGCGAGGCGATAAATCTGCCTTATTCAGACCGAATCCAAAGGGATTTGCGGGCATACGTTTCTGCGTTAAAGCAGTGACGTATGCACCACCAGAATAAGAGGTCCCATCAGCGAAGCAATTGGGTACTTGTAAAACGTACTCATCTTCGCGTCTGGTCTCTTGCATCTGGTATCCGTAAATCATCACAAGCCCGTCGAACAGGAATGCTCGAGTATTGACCATAACATCGCCAATATTCGAGTACCAGTCGCCGAGCCAGCTCCAAGGAGTTAACTCCCAGACTACATCAGGTGTTAAACTGATGCCAAGAAGGTGTTGAGCCTCTTGGTAGTGTCTGTGAAGTTTATCGAGGCGGTCTTCACCGCAATCGAGGTAATACGTAAACGCACCACTAAACCACTTTTTGGTGGTCGTAGTGCGGCTACGTGTAATATTACCACTCCCGGATCCGAGCCACTGCGCCGGAATGGAGGTTGGGCCGTTAGGCTTTACCCCACTCAGGACAGTAGCGACCTCGGAAGAAACTACCGGTGAAAAATCATATCTTCGCCGAATAGGCTTACCTGAGTCACGTTGATACTGATTAATAACTTTGTGCGAGTGCACAACGCTATTAGCAGCATTACGTAGGTCTTGTTTGAATGGTTCCCATCCAAACTCGACATTCAGGTACTCTGACCCCGCTTCTTTTAGCCGCTTAGCGCGGTGGAAAAAGAAGTCCGTGCCGCAAAGGCGCGGAATTCCTTCGTGAAGTTCACCAAGGAATTGGGCAAAAGAGAAGTTAGGATTATCAGGGTTACATCGAGCAATGGCTGTACTGCCATCAGCCCACATCGTAGCCGAACTAGGCTCCGATAGGGCAATGTCATTCAACCATATGTTCAATCCAGTTGGATCACGGATATGAAACGTACCTGAAAGCACGTCTCCGATCTGTGGCCCACTGACGCATTTGGTGTTAACCGCCTGCGGCCCTGAGGTGATCTCTCTGCGATAATGCCAGAAAGGACCACCTACATCACTCCCGTGTCCGAGTTGGGACACGGGATGACCGGTGGAGATGACCTCTTCAACAAGCGACAAATAGGTTTTATTTGCGCTTGGGGGAAGTCGAACTCCAGCCGACACGTCGTAGACACTGTAACCGGCTTGCGTCGATTTCAGCTGTCTACTCTTTGTTGGCACGGCCATAGTTTCTGCTCCTTTGGACACTAGGAAATGATTAGTTTCCTAGATTTAATGGCGTGGTAACCGCTTATAACACGGCGGGCTACAACATCGCTGCAGCACCGGGAGCCCTTTCGGGG